CCTGCGCAGCGCGTCGATCAACTGGTCGTTGGTCAGCTTGCCCCGGTTCTCCTTGATGAAGTCCCGTATCCTGCGCAGTGCTCTCCTCTGCCACGCACGAGGGGCTTTAAAGTGTTCGAGGGGGGTGTTCTTCTGTCCCCAAGGGAACACAAAGAGCACAAACGCCTCGGGGTCGTCCTTGATAGACGGACTCCAAAGCTGGCTCATGAGCGTTTGCTCATCTTCTGGGCTGTACCGGGGCTTCTGCATCACTGCTTCTTTCCAAAGATCGCATCCCAGTTGTCGCGGAACTTCTGGGGGTCGGGGATCGGTCTAGGCGCGGAGCCTTTGCCACCATCACTCATCACGGTTCTCCAGTCGAGGGGTTATGTCAATGACCTCACCCTCGATCACCCGGGCTTGGGCCTGCGCCAGTGCCTCAGTGATGGAGATGGTGCCACCCAGTTCAATTTGTTTAGTCTCGCCGTAGCGTTTCCTGTTGTGCGCTCCCATGAGCCACTTGCGCGTGTCGATGCGCAACTTGTCCCGGTTCACCGTATCGTTCGAGTTGGCGTCGATGGACTCGACCCCATCGGCAATCTCTAGGATTTCCCCGGCCAAGAACTCAGTGCGCATCTCCTGCGCTTCCTTGAACCGTTCATGGCGAACGGGGTCACGCTTGACCCAGCGCAGGAAGTCCTCATACGAGATAGCCCGGTGGTCATCCTCAATCAGCGATTGCAGGGATCGGCCCCGGTAGATGTCCTCCACGATGCGCTCGAATATCTGCTCATATTCGACATGCAGCAACGCCCGTGCAGCCTTCGAGGTTCTGAGGGGTTCTGGGTCAGGCACGGTCAGCCAGTTTGGCAGTTGGTTTTCACTGGCGACAGCCGTGCCTACGAACGAGGTGTTCTCTTGTTTCATAGTGGTACGGATGCTATCACATGCGGGTGGTGTTGTGTTGTACGGATTACGTGTACCCATTGGGTTTCTGATTTTCTAAAAAATTTTCAGAGTTTCTGTGATGCCTACGTAGCCGGACCATCGACCCCGCTGGCCCTACCCCCTCCCCTCGCTCCAGCGACTCCCGGGCACCACCGCAACCCTGACCCAGTGGGCGACACCCAGCACCCGCGCACCCAGTGGGCACGGCAACCCACGGCACCCGCGCACCCAGTGGGTGACAGTGCCCGGGGCCATTTGCCCGGGGAAAGTGGGCACGGAATACGCGCACCCAGTGGGTCCGGGGTTCAATCGAGAAGCCGGGGGAAATTCCCCAGAAACCGGGGAAAGTGGGCACCCAGTGGGTCCGGGAAACCCTTTTTTTGTTCGATGGCGACACTTTCACCTTTCGCGCAGGCAAGGCGAAAATCAGAGTACTTTTTAAAAGCACTAGAATTTCAGAATCCTAGAAACCTACCCCCTGAGATAAAAGGGCAAGTTGTCACCAGTGATGAAAGTGCTTACCCATTGGGTAAGGGAAAGCACCTAGAAACTTTTTTCTTTGACTTGTTGACAATGTGGACCCAGTGGGTTAGAATTGAGCACATCAACAACCCGTAACTGTAAGGACTCGACACCATGAACCGCCACGCCCTGCACTATCTCGATTTGCACCCCGAACCCCTGAAGACTGACGAACCCGCCCCGTTTTTGATTTGGGCGGGTGCAGCCTTCGCACTGGGTGCCCTGTACCTGTTGACCGTGTTTGCCTTTTCCCTGTAACCCGTAACCTGTAAGGACTGACCATCATGAAAACCACTGTTTCCCGCTATGACTTCGAACGCGCCTTTGTTGACGCTGACCGTAAAGAGAATTTTTCTTATGAGGCGCTGGGCCTGTTGTTCGACTACTTCGAAGACTACGAAGAACAAACCGGCGAAGAAATTGAACTCGACGTTATCGCCATTTGCTGCGAGTACACCGAAGACACCGTGGTCGATATTGCCCGCAACTACTCAATCGACCTCAATGATGCGAACCCTGAAGACGACGATTATGAGGACCAGTGCCGCCAAATCGTGTTCGACTACTTGAGCGATAACACCAGCGTAATTGGCGACACCGCTGACGGCTTTGTCTACTTGGCTTTTTAAGGGGTACACCATGACACATTGGGAACAAATCAGCCGCGAAACCGTTGACGGGTTCGACATTGTTTTTTCAGTTGCAGCCGAAGACATGCACCCCCGCGACTCTTTCGACATGGAACCCGAAGAACTCGCGCAATTGTGCGAAGACATTGACCGGGGCCGCTATTCGTGGTTCATTGCCCGGGTTCAAGCCTTCCGGGCCGGTGTTGAACTCGCCGCCGATTATTTGGGCGGGTGCCTGTATGACTCCCCCGCCGACTTTGTGAAAGCCGGGGACTACTACGCCGACATGGTTGACACCGTAAAACGCGAAGCCCGCGAAACAATCGCCAAATTAACCGAAGAACTGGAAGCCTAAACCATGAACACGCAACAACTGACCACCGAAGAACAAGAACGCGCCGCCTATATGGCGGGCGACACCCGGGCCGCTGAACTACTGGCCCAAATTGCCCAACTCGAAGCCGAACGGGATGCACTGGCCGAAGAACTGGAAAACCTGAAAGATAGCGCCGCTGATGATTCGCTTGAACGCTGGGAGAACGAAAACGGAAACCCGGACGACTTCAAAGAGTTCTTTTATGACTGTTTCGCACGACTGGCGGGCCACTATCCAGCCCCCGACATTTCCAGCGACTATGACAAGTCCGTGATTTTTGCGGCCATTGAAAAGGGCGAAGAACTGGACGCGAACGGGGGTGCTGATTGATAACCGCCCTTTTAATCGCCCTTGCCGGTGTCGTGTTGGTCCCGCTAGTCTCTGACTTTCTCGACCTGTAACCGCCGAACCCGTAACCCCCAGCCCCTGAATTAGCGTTCAGGGGCATTTTTTGACCCTAACCCATAGGACACCCCCAGCCATGAACGAAACCCCCCTAAAACAACCCAAAACCCCGGCCCCCGGTACCGTGGCCGAACGGGTCCGGCAAACCGTGGACCGCTTGAACCTTGACGAAGGGCAAGCCGCCGCATACTTCGGCGTCCCCGTGTTCACCGTTCGCAAGTGGTGCACGGGCGAACGCGAACCCGGTGCCGCCGTGGCCCGTTTGCTTGACGTGCTGGGACTTGTCGAAGCACTCGCCCCCGCGCTTCACGGTTCTCTTTTGCCGCCCGTGAGCACGACACCCCCGCGCAAGCGTGGCCGGGTGAAGAATTTGGCTGGAGAAATCGGTCATGTCGAAAAATCCGATTCCACTGGCTCAACCGATTCGATTGACAATTCGGTCATGTCGAAAAATCCCGTTTGAAGGAGTCAATCATGGCAATGGCTGATTACAGACAATGTGACGTGTGTGGCTGCAAAGCCTTCTACGATGCGAACCTGAATTACGAATGGCCCGACAAACAAGGCAAAGGGTCGTGGGGTCAGGAAATTACAAAAGACGAACTGGTGCGGGACAGCGGCCACAAAATCGACAACCTCGGAGACTGGGCCGTGATTTGCACCGACTGCGCCAAGACCCACCGATGCGTGGTTCTTCCGCTTGACAACCCCGAAACAATCCCAGACTGGATGGTGAAACCATGAACGCACTTGAACACTATGACCGCCTCTATGGCGACATGGGCCTGAACCCCCAAGACGCTGCCCGATTCGTGTTTGTCTCGGGCTGGAATAGCGCAATGGAAGAAGCCATGAAGCGCGTCAACGCCATGCCCTTTGGCAATGACACCCGTGCATCGTTTGCCATCTATTTCCAGCAGATGATGGTGGTTGACCCCTCGGACATTCAGGAGAAGATGCAGTGAACATCGTGATCTACACCAAGGACAACTGCCCCAACTGCACCACGACCAAGGCGCTGCTGAACAGCAAGGGGATCGGGTTTGAGGATCGGGACATCGAGGTGCCACTGTGGTTTGAGACATTGAACATGCTCTATCCCGAAGCCCGCCAAATGCCCCAGATTTTCATCAACAACCAGCGTGTCGGTGGACTCGCTGGACTTCAAAACGCACTCAAGGAGTTAGGACTATGACCGAATGCAAACACCGCTGGCTGTTGACCCCATCGCCACACCGCACCCAGTACCACTACCAGTGCGCCCGATGTGCCCAAGTGGCATGGGCCACGCTCAAGGAGAAGACGGAATGAAGCTGTGCTCCCGCTGTCAGCGTGACCGATTCCCCGAGGGCGGGGTCCAGATGACCCCGGTCAAATGGATTTGCCAGTCGTGTTGGATCAAGTTCGCACAACCCAAAAAGTAAAAAAGGCCCGGTCAATCCGGGCCTTTGTCATTCCATCGTGTCAGGGTCATACCCCTTGACCAGCTTGCGCTCTTTGCCCTTGTCGTAGGCATGACGGTAAATGTAGTCAGCGTGGCGCTGCTTGGCCTTGAGCACCTGCTCCCGGTAGTCCTTGAACATCGTGGGCAGCGTGGGGTTGATGGCCCACATGGCACGGTGCTTGTGCAACTCCTCCTCGATCTTGACAGCCCACCCGGCCTGCTCCAGCACTAGCATGGCGTCCATGACCATCTGGTCCTTTTGCCATTCGGTCTTGCCCTCCAGCTTGCGCCGTGCTGACCGCTTCAAGGTGCGCAGGTCGATCATGGTGATCTCGGTGCTGTTCTGGATGATGTGGTCGATCACCCACTGGTCAAAATCATTCGAGATGGCCCCGGCCACTTCACCCAGCGCGTAGCGGTAGGCGGGGATCACGTAACCCTTGACAAACGAGATGACCCTGTGGACAACATCGGGGGCAACCTGTGGGCTGAATGGGGACTCGATGACGTGGAACAACAAAATCAACCGGCCAGCCAAGCCCTCCAGCTTACCGAAGGCCGTCATGTACTCAGGCCCGCTGTCCAGCACCCTCTCGTCCTGTTTGGCCTCCTCGTACCATGCTTGGAACTCGCGGAACACGGTGTACGCCTCGGGCGACAGTTGGTAGGTCTGCGGGGGCAGCGCGTAGGTCAGGCGCAGGGTGTTCTCCCACGCTGCGGCGCTGGTCAGGTACTCGGGCACCGGCTGGCCCAGCTTGGTCTTGCTGCCGCGCAGGATGGCGGGGATAAAGCGTTGCAGCAGGCCGTCAGCCGACAGCGGTGCCACGCTGGCCCGGAACACCGCTGGCTGGATGTTCCCGTAGATGCTCACGGCCAAGTTCTCACAGTGGATCGACCCCGCGCCCACCCGGTCCATCTCGTAGTGCTCTGACTCGTAGCTGACAACCCATGCTGACCGATCCTCGCCACTGGTCTTGTCTGTCAGCTTGCGCACCCACGAGTTCATCTCGTCAAGGTGGCACAGCAGACCACGGGGCCGGTCTGCCGCTTGGCGCACCAGCTTCTGACTCGTGATGTCGCTGACTGTGATCTTCAGAGGCACGGGCTGGGGTGGCATCTCGGGCACCAGTGGGGCTTGATCGGCACCCAGCAGGGCATCGGGCGAGGATGACCATTCGAGAAAGCCCTTCTTGGCCGAAGCATAGGCCGCTTCCTTGCCCTCCCAGTCGAGTAGTTCCTTGCCGTAGCGGGGCCGGTCCTCGGCCTCGATGTTCTTCAATGGCGACAGCATAGGACGCGAACCGGGTGACTTCTTGTCCGCTGGGTCGCCCAAAGTCATGAGCCACAGCACCGGGGGCACCTTGAACCCCGGCATGAGTTCCAGCCGGATGCGGGCATCAATCACCCCGCAGACAGCGGCCAACCCAGCGAACAAAGGGACCAAAGGGTCGCAGCCCACGCTTTCTGAAATCTCAGTGGATCGGGTCTTGAGGATATTGGGCCACAGTGACAGGTCCATCTCGGGTGGCTTGGGTCGCAGGCCATCAAGCACGTTGATCGGCTCCATGACTGGTGTCTCGACCTTGCTGAACAACTCGGACGCATCGGGCAGGGGTCTGGACCAGCCGTGGGACTTGGCGATGTGGAACAGGGTGCCCAGCTTGACCGCTGTGGCCTTGTCAGGCCGGAAGCTGACCCACTGCGTCAGGATTTCACGCTCCCCGGGGTACTTGGTCTGGGCCGTGGCGCTCCACTCGTTCCACAGCGACAAAGCCTGCTCAAGCTGCTCGGTTTGAATGCCCGCCCAGTGCAGGGCCATGCCGATGCTGACCCACTCATCCCGGGTGCAGTCAGCGGGCACCGCATCGAGTGCTTGCCTGATCTCCTCCCATGAGGCGTCAATCGAGCCGTCCGTGGCGATGGTGCGCTCTTTGTCCTGCGCCAGCATCCCACTCCACAGGTCCAGCAGGGCTTGGGGGATGACGGGCATCCGGGTCCAGTGGCCGTGGCCCGCCCAGTGGTAGGGCTGGCGTGTCTCGGGATGGATCGACGGGGGCAGCACATCCTGCACCGTGAGGCCACTGACCGTGGCGCAGCGCAACTCGTAGGCCGTGATGCCGCTGTGCATGATCTTCTTCGATGGCAGCGCAGCGCCGAAGGGCATCGCGTACAGCAGCTTGCCATGCCCGGGCTTGCCCGAGTTGATGACCACGGCGTCAGGCGCATCGTAGAGGGCTTGCAGGTCGATGCCATGCTCGGCCAGCAGGCTGGTGGTCACGGTCCAGTTGTCGATGTCAAGGGCCATCGTGCCGCTGTACGCATGGGCCAAGCCGATGCCGTAGCCCGGGGGCAGGTCGCCTTGGGCCTTGAGGGCGTTCTGTTTGAGGTTCCAGCCCGGGGTGCGCGGCCCCTTGGTGTTGGCTGGGATGGGCACGAGTGACCACCCGTGTCTGATGTAGGCGTCAACTGACGCAGGATGAGATTGCACTGTCTGTGGCGCTGTCATAGAATGGACCCGTTGGTGATTGCAGTTGCCGACACTTTGTTCATTGAGCTTCTCCTTTAAAGCCTCGGTCTAACCACCGGGGCTTTTCTTTTTATTCGCCGCCTACCGAATCATCAAAAATGACAAGGTTGGCCCGTTGTTTTTGCACCTCGTACAGCGCCTCAAGATGTTTCAATGACAACGCCCGTGCCGGTCCTCCACTCGTGTGCTCTTGCAACACAGAGTTGCAAGCGTTGAAAGTGGCATCAATCGCAGTCTGAAGCTGCTCGTTGGTCATTTGATGTTCAATCATCACAATCCTTTTCCAAAATAATTTCAAACCAGTTGCACAATAGTATCACAGCCGTGCTACACTGCGTCATCGGTCAAGGAAATTATTTATGACATCACCCAAATCCAAATCAGCGTTCATGACTGTCCGAGTGACAGACAAGACGCGCACCAAGTTTCATGAAAAAGCACGAAAGCTAGGGACACCCAGCGAAGTGCATCGTGAAATCGTCGAGGCGTTTGTTGAAGACCGCCTCACAATTCAACCCCCTGTAAACCGTAACCCTCTGGAGAAACTTTATGTCACTCGAACTCAAGATTGAAGCCCTGACTGCCGCTGTCACTGCCCTGACCGCACAACTGCAAGCTGGCAATGTAGCAGCACCTGCACCTGTTGCACCAGCACCAGCGCCTGTGGTACAAGCTGCCCCCGCACCAGTCACCGTGTCTGTTGTTGACACACCTGCACCCGTGGCCGCTGCCCCGGCCATGCCAGCGCCTCCCTCATTCGCAGCCCCTGTGGCCGCACCTGCTCCTACTGGCGCACCGTTCACTGACGGCAAGGGCTTGATTGACTACGTGATGGGTGCCTACAAGGCTCTCGGCCCACAAAAGGGTGCTTTGATCCAAGGCGTCTTGACTGGTCTGGGTTACCAGAACATCAACGATGTGAAGCCCGAGCACTCTGCTGCCCTGCACACTGGCGGTGAGGCACTGAAGTGAGCGATCACGCCAAACTGTCCCCATCGAAGCGCAGCCGCTGGGCCTTGTGCCCCGGCAGCATTCGAGAGGAGGCCAAGTACCCTGATACCGGTAGCGGACCCGCTGCTGCTGATGGCACACACTCGCACACGCTGCTTGAGCACTGCATCAAGCAGTTTGTTGACCCGCTGTCAATGGTGGGTCAGTTGATGACCGATCACGAAGGATCGTTCCATGTTGACAAAGACCGTGCTGAACGTGTCAAAGTCGCATTCGACTATGTTCACAAGATCGAGAATCTTGGACTTCGTGTGATCAGCGAAACCCGTGTGGACCCTGAGCATTTGTTGGGTCGCAAAGACCTGTCGGGTACAGTGGACCTTCAGATCATCGGTGCTGACACCCTTGAGTTGATTGACTACAAGGACGGCATGGGTATCGTTAGCGCAGAAGGCAACATGCAGCTTGAGCAGTACGCCTACGGTGTGCTGGCTGGCTACAAGCTGCCAGTTAACGGTGCCTATCCCATCGAGTACGTGAAGATGACCATCATCCAGCCCAAGCTGGCGCTGCGTGGGATGCCCGCCATCACATCGCACACTGTCACGGTGAAGTCTTTGCTGGACAACATGGGTACAATCATCACGCAAGCCGCTGCCACTGACAAACCAGACGCGCCGCTTGTACCGGGTGAAAGTCAATGTAAATTCTGTCGTGCGAAAGGCTCTTGCGCCGCGCTGGCAGGTAACGTAATGAAGGAGGTAGGAATCATGTTCCAGCCAG